GAGCTGAAGTTCACCGCGCTTGACCTCACGGACGCCGACACGAGCGGTGTGTTCGAGGGGTATGCGAGTTTGTTCAACCGGGAGGACCTGGCGCGGGATGTGATCGCGGCGGGTGCGTTCCGGCAGAGTTTGTCGGAGCGGGGGGCGGCCGGCGTGCGGATGCTCTACCAGCACGATCCGGCGCATCCGATCGGGGTGTGGGAGCGGATCGAGGAAGATGCGGTTGGGTTGCGCGTGCGCGGGCGGCTCACGCTCGAGACCGAGAAGGCGCGCGATGTTCTGCATCTGATGCGGGCGGGGGCCATCGACGGGCTCTCGATCGGCTTCAAGGCGAAGCGGACGCGGCGCGAGGCACGCTCCGGCGTCCGGCGCATTCTGGAATTGGAACTGTGGGAAATCTCGATCGTGACGTTTCCCATGATGCCGGGTGCAAGGGTGCACGGCGTCAAGTGTTCGCCGTTCGGGGGCGCGTTGCCCACGGAGCGGCAATTCGAGCGGTGGCTTGTGCGGGATGCCGGGTTCACGCGCGCGGAGGCCCGGTCGCTGATGCGGCAGGGCTATAGCGGTCTGAGGTCCCGGCGGGATGCGGACACGGACGCACACGATGAGGCGCAGCGCGCGGCGGAGAAGATCCGGCGGATGACCGCGCTCATCAAGTCTGCAACCACCTGACAAGGACAAAAGACATGGATGCAATCGAAACGAAGGCCGGGATCGGCCGGGATATGGACGAGCTGATGCAGGCCTTCCAGGCCTTCAAGGAAACGAACGATCGCCGGCTGGCGGAGATCGAGCGTCGCGGCTCTGAGGATGCGGTGACGGCGGATAAGCTCGCCCGCATCGAAAAGACGATGGATGCAATTTCGTTGAAGCAGGCGCGTGTGCCGCTGGGCGAGACGGGTGCGCAGAAGCCGGCCGCTGAACTGGCGCACAAGTCGGCGTTCGACGGGTATGTGCGCAAGGGAGAGACGGCGAACCTGACGGCACTGGAGCAGAAGGCGCTGTCGGTCGGCACGGACGCGGACGGCGGCTATCTGGTGCCGAAGGAGACGGAGCGCGCGGTCAATACCGCTCTGAAGACCGTGTCGCCGATCCGGTCGATTGCCGGTATCCGTCAGGTTTCTGGATCGGTCTACAAGGTGCCGTTTGCGACGACGGGTGCCGCGACGGGCTGGGTTGGCGAGACGGCGGTGCGTCCGCAGACCAATACGCCGACGCTGGCTGAACTGTCCTTCCCGACGATGGAACTTTACGCGATGCCGGCGGCGACGCAGGCGATCCTCGACGACAGTGCGGTCGATATCGATGCGTGGCTGGCGGAAGAAGTGCGGGTGGCCTTCGCGCAGCAGGAGGGCACGGCGTTCGTGACCGGCGACGGTGTGAACAAGCCGAAGGGCTTTCTCACCTATCCGACGGTGGCGAATGCGTCGTGGACCTGGGGTAACGTCGGTTTCGTGACGTCGGGTGCGGCGGGTGCGTTTCCGGCGATGAACCCGGCGGACAAGCTCATCGACCTCGTTTACGCCGTGAAGGGGACGTACCGTGCCAACGGCTCGTTCGTCATGAACCGGCAGACGCTCGGCACGGTGCGCAAGATGAAGGACGCCGATGGCGCCTACATCTGGCAGCCGTCGGGCGATGCCGCGCAGCCGTCGAAGCTGCTTGGCTATTCCGTCGTCGAAGCTGAAGACATGCCGAACATCGCGGCCAACACCCTGTCGATCGCGTTCGGAGATTTCGCCAGCGGCTATTTGATCGTCGACCGCGTTGGCATTCGCGTGCTGCGCGATCCTTATTCCTCTAAGCCGTACGTCTTGTTCTACACGACCAAGCGCGTCGGCGGCGGGATCAAGGATTTCGACGCGATCAAGCTGATGCAGTTCTCTGTCTAGTCATCACGTTTTGTCGCTCACGCCGGCTGATCCGAGCGCTCGCGCGCTCGGGCCGGCTCCGCGGGGGCGCGGCTTGCCGCGGCGCACGCTTGTGCGCTGGGCGCGGTGGCGCCGCTGCGGTGGTGTGGCTTGCCGCGGGTCGCCTTGCTCCCCGGCGCTTTGCGCCGAAGTGGGCTAGGCGGTTCGCTATCGTGCCTTCGCTTTCTATTCCGTGCGGGGTGCTCCTCCTCTCGTGCGGATGAGCGGGATCGTTGCCGGTCAATCCGGTGGCGGTCCCGTTTCCTTTTTGGGGGGCGTGAGGCGAAGAGGAGTGTCGGATGGCATTGGTTTATCGCAGTGGGCCGGCGGTGGAGCCGGTGTCGCTCGCCGAGCCGAAGGCGCATTTGCGGCTCGAGACGAGCTCCGATGATGCGCTGGTGACGAGCCTCATCATCACATCGCGGCTGCATATCGAGGCGTCGCTGGGGCTCGCGCTGACAGCGCAGGAGTGGACGCTGGTGCTCGATGCCTGGCCGGCGACGGGGGTGGTGAATATTCCCATGCGGCCCGTGTCGGCGGTGAGCGCGGTGCGCGTGCGCGCGGCGGACGGAGCACCGGTGGTGGTTGATCCGGGAACTTATGTTTTCGAGGGCGCGGGGATACCGCCGCGATTGGTGCCGCTGGGGGGCGCGTGGCCCCAACCGGAGCGGGCGACCTCGGGTATCGAAATTGATTTCACGGCGGGGTTCGGGACGACTGCGGCGTCGGTGCCGGAGCCGGTGCGTCACGCGCTGAAGCTGCTGGTGGCGCATTGGTACGAACATCGCGATCCGATCGAGATCGGTGATCCGGCAACGCGGATCCCGGCGGCCTTGTCGGCGCTGCTCGCGCCTTACGCGGTGGTGCGGCTGTGAGCGCCGTGACATTGGCGGCCATGCGCGAGCGCGTGGCGCTCGAAGAACCGGTTGCGGTGGCCGATGGCGCCGGCGGTTCGATCGTGGCGTGGGTTGAGGTGGCCGAGGTCTGGGCGGCGGTGCGGCCGCGATCGGGGAGCGAGGGCGCGGAGGCCGGTGGTCTCGGGGGGCGCGTGACGCACGACATCACGATCCGGTTTCGCGAGGGCATCGTGGCGCCGCGGCGCTTCCGGATGGGTGCGCGGATCTTCGACATCAAGGCGGTGATCGACGTGGAGAACGCGCACCGGTTCCTCAGGTGTGTGGTGGAGGAGCGGGTGGCATGAAGACGGCGGTGAAGGTTTCGATGGCGTTGTTTGCGGGCGCGGTGCGGCGGGTGACGGAGCGCATCGTACGGCGTCCGCGTCCGGTGAAGAGCAAGGAGCCGCGTCCATGAGCAGCGTTAGCTTGGAACTGCAGAAGGCTGTGTTTCAGACGCTCTCGGCGGATGGTGTTTTGACCGGCTTGCTCGGCGGATCGCGGATCTACAACGATGTGCCGCGCGGGGCGGCGTTGCCCTATGTGACGCTGGGCGAGAGCACGGTGCGCGACTGGAGCACGGGATCGGACGAGGGGCATGAGCATCTGCTCACCATCTCGGTGTGGTCGCGGGCGAATGGCGAGCGCGAGGTGCATCAGATCCTGGCAGCCGTTGAGGCGGTGTTGGATGATGCGGCGCTGACGGTTGCGGGCGCGCGGCTCGTCAACCTCAGGCACGAGTTTTCCGAAATCCGGCGCGATGCGGATGGCGAGACGTCGCGCGGGCTGATGCGGCTCCGGGCAGTCACCGAGGCTGCCTAATTTTACTGTAGCAAAGGACAGAACATGGCGGCGCAGAAGGGCAAGGACCTGCTGTTGAAGGCGGACAGCACGGGGACGGGTGCGTTCACGACGATCGCGGGGCTTCGCTCGCGCGCGATCGCGTTCAACGCGGAGACGGTGGACATCACGCATCAGGAAAGCGCTGGTCAGTGGCGGGAGCTGCTCGCGGGCGCCGGCGTTAAGTCGGTGCGGCTGACGGGGGCTGGTATTTTCAAGGACCAGGCGTCGGATGAACTGGTGCGCAGCTATGTGTTCAACGGGACAATCCGCGATTGGCAGGTGGTGGTACCGGACTTCGGGACCATCGAGGCGCCGTTCCAGATTACGTCGTTCGAACTCACCGGACGCCACGACGGCGAAGTGGCGTTCGAGATCGCGGTGGAGAGTGCGGGCGAAGTGACGTTCGCGGCTCTTTGATTGTTGACGGCGCTTGCGCCGGGCCGCATTGCGGCCTGGCCGAGCTGTCGGTCGGCCTTAGGTACGGAGGATTGGATGGTGAACGTGCATCGGGGTGAGATCGAGGCGGTGCTGGACGGGAAACCGTACCGGTTGTGCCTGACGCTGGGGGCACTGGCGGAATTGGAAAGCGCGTTCGGCGACGAGGACATGCTGGCGTTGGCGACCCGGTTCGAGACGGGGCGCATTTCGGCACGCGATTGCGTGCGCATCATCGGGGCGGGCCTGCGTGGGGCCGGGCATGAAGTGGCCAACGACGCGGTGGCGCGCATGGCGAGTGAAGGCGGGGCTGCGGGTTACGTCGAGATCGTGGCCAAGCTTTTGAACGCGACCTTCGCGGGGCAGGGGGGCGGATCGGCGAAGGCAGATACGGAAAGTGAGCGCGGCCCTTTCCCTGGGACGACGTGATGGCGGCGGGGCTGGGCGTGCTCGGCCTTGCGCCGACTGTCTTCTGGACGATGACGCCGCGCGAATTCGATGCGGCGTTGCGCGGACGATTGGGCGGCGCGCGCGAGCCGGCAGCACCTTCGCGTGCAGATCTCGCAGCGCTGATGCGGCAGTTTCCCGATGGGATGGGTGAGACATGAACGAATTCGGTGAGACGACGACCGAGGTTTGGACGGTGGAGGTTGATGCGGATACGAGCGCGCTGCAGACGGAGTTGCGCGCTGCGGCGTCGCTGGGGCGGCAATTCTCCAATTCGCTGATCAACGCGTTCGAGGGGATCGCCATCAAGGGGCGGTCGGTCGCGGATGTGCTGAAGGGATTGGCGCTCAGGCTTTCCGATCTTGTGCTGAAGGCGGCGTTCCGGCCGCTGGAGCAGGGGTTTGGCAACGCTTTGTCGGGATTGGTTTCGGGCGGGTTCGGGTTCGCGAAGGGTGGCGCGTTTCAGGGCGGGATGCCGGTGCCGTTTGCGAGCGGTGGCGTGATCCAGAGCCCAATTGCGTTTCCGCTCGGATCGGGCCGCATGGGCATTGCGGGCGAGCGCGGGGCGGAGGCGATCATGCCGCTGTCGCGCGGGCCTGACGGGCGGCTCGGCGTGGCAGCTCCGCGCGGGCAGGGCATGCAGGTGACGTTCAACGTGACGGCGACGGATGCGGACAGCTTCCGGCGCTCGGAAGCGCAGCTTTCGGCGATGCTGGCGCGGGCGGCGGCACTGGGTCAGCGCAATCTGTAATTCCCTCAAGCGAGGGGCCGGGAGTTTTTGGGCATGAGTTTTCACGAGGTGCGTTTTCCCACCGCGATTTCGCGCGGGGCGCAGGGCGGGCCGGAACGGCGCACGGATGTCGTCGTGCTCGGCTCGGGTCACGAAGAACGCAACGCGCGCTGGGCGGATTCGCGCCGGACCTACAACGCGGGCTACGGCGTGAAGTCGCTCGATGATTTGCACGCGGTGGTCGCGTTTTTCGAGGAGCGGCGCGGGCGGCTCTATGGCTTTAGATGGCGGGATCATTTCGATTTTAGATCCTGTCCGCCGCAGCAGGCGGTGACGGCGGCGGATCAAACGATCGGTTCGGGCACGGGGGCGATCGCGACGTTCCAGCTTGTGAAGACGTATGGGTCGTCGTTCGCGCCATGGGTGCGCGAGATCAAGAAGCCGGTGGCGGGCACGGTTCGGGTTGCGGTGGCGGGCGTCGAGAAGACGCTTGGCACGCAGTTCACCGTGGATGCGGCGACGGGTGTGGTGACTTTTCTTGCGGGGCATGTGCCTGCGGGGGGACAGACGGTGACGGCGGGGTTCGAATTCGATGTGCCGGTGCGGTTCGATGCGGACCGGCTGGAAATTTCGCTGTCGGGCTTCCAGCACGGGGTCATCCCCAACATTCCCATTGTCGAGGTGCGCCGATGAGAGCTTTGCCGGCGGGCTTGGCCCTGCATCTGGAGACGGGCACGACGACGCTGTGTTGGTGCTGGCGGCTGACGCGGCGTGATGGCGTCAAGCAGGGGTTCACTGATCACGACCGCGATCTCGTTTTTGATGGGACAACGTTCGAAGCGGCGGCGGGTTTCGAGGCGAGCGAGGTGCGTGAGAGTTTGGGGCTGGCGGTCGACAATCTGGAGATTACCGGCGCGCTGTCGTCGGCGGCTCTTGAGGATGCGGATTTGGAGGCGGGACTCTACGATGATGCGGAGGTGGAGATCTTTCGAGTCAATTGGACGGATGTGGCGCAGCGGGTGCTGATGCGTTCGGGGACGTTGGGTGAAGTGAAGCGCGCGGGGGGTGCGTTTTCGGCGGAGGTGCGTGGGCTGTCGCATTATCTGCAGCAGCCCAAGGGGCGGCTCTTTCAATATACGTGCGATGCGGATCTGGGCGATGCACGCTGCGGTGTGGCGCTGGCAGGGTCTGCGTTTACGGGATCGGGCGTGGTGACGGCGGTGACCTCGGAGCGCGTGTTTGCGGCGTCGGGATTGGATTCGTTCGGGGCGGATTGGTTCACGCGAGGGCTGGTGACGTTTGCGTCGGGTGCGGCGGCGGGGCAGAAGATCGAAGTGCGGCGGCATACGCGCAACGGGAGCGTTGTCGCGTTCGATCTGTGGCAGCCGGTGCGCGCGCCGCTGACGGCGGGAATGACGTTTACGGTGACGGCGGGTTGCGACAAGACGCATACGACGTGCCGGGCGAAGTTTTCCAACATCGCAAACTTTCGCGGATTTCCCCACATGCCGGGCAACGACTATCTGACGGCCGTGGCGCGTCCGGGCCAGACGTGAGGCCAAGATGACCGTTGAGATGAGTGGGTGCGTCGTTGCAGCGGCGCGGGCGTGGATCGGCACGCCGTATCATCATCAGGCAAGCGTGCGTGGGGTGGGCGCGGATTGTCTCGGTCTTGTGCGCGGGGTTTATCGCGAGGTGATGGGCAGGGACCCGGAAGTGGCGCCGGCCTATTCGCGCGACTGGGGCGAGACGGACGGGCTGGAAACGCTGCTCAATGCGGCGGGGCGGCATCTGGCGCGCCGGGTGACGTGATCGTGTTCCGGCTGCGGCCGCGCATGGTGGCGAAACATGCGGCCATTCTTGCGACGGCTGAGACGATGATCCACGCGATGGAAGGGACGGCTGCTTGCGAAGTGGCCTTCTCGGCGTGGTGGCGGCGGCGCCTTGCCGGTGCGTTCCGGTTTCCGGACTGAGTTCAGGGATATTCGTTCATGGCGACTTTGGCGTTGGCGGCGGTGGGCGCGGCGGCGGGCAGTGCGTTGCTGCCGACGGGTGTGTCGCTCCTTGGCGCGACGCTGTCCGGAGCGGCGATCGGGTCGCAGATCGGTGCGCTCGCCGGTTCTTATGTCGATAATGCGTTGTTCGGTGCAAGCGGCAGCCGCGTTGTGGAAGGGCCGCGTCTCACCACGGTACATCTGACCTCATCGACTGAAGGGGCGCCGGTGCCGCGCGTGTATGGGCGGGCGCGCGTCGGCGGCCAGGTGATCTGGGCCGACGATATTGTGGAACGCCAAGTTTCGTCGTCGTCGGGCGGCAGCGGTAAGGGCGTAGGCTCGTCCGGCGGATCGGTGCGCACCGTCGAGTATCGCTATTCGGCGAGCTTCGCAGTCGCGGTATGTGAGGGAGAAATTTCCGGCGTCGGGCGCGTGTGGGCGGATGGGCGGGAGCTCGATCTGACGCGCATCCTGCACCGGCTGCACAAAGGGACCGAGGATCAGGCAGCCGATCCGCTGATCAGCGCCAAGCTCGGCGCGGATGCGGCGCCGGCGTTTCGTGGCACGGCGTACATCGTGTTTCAGGATCTGGCGCTGGCGGAGTTCGGCAACCGCATTCCGCAATTGTCGTTCGAGGTGGTGCGCGCGGTTGACCGGTTTGGCGAGCGCATTCGTGGGGTCGTGATGATCCCGGGGTCGGGCGAGTTTGTCTATGCGACGGAGCCCGTGGCTCAGACGTTTGGGCTCGGGCGTTCGCGATCTGAGAACGTGCACACGCTGGCGGGCGAGACCGATTGGGAGGTGGCGGTCGATCAGATGCAAGCGGCGCTGCCGAACGCCTCGGCCGTGTCGCTGGTGGTGAGTTGGTTCGGGACGGATTTGCGCGCGGGCGTTTGTGAATTAAAGCCCGGCGTGGAGCGGACGCAAAAAGAGACGGCGCCGATTGCGTGGTCGGTGGCGGGTGTGCCGCGCGCCTCGGCGTATGTGGTGTCCACGCGCGAGGAGCGGCCGGCTTATGGCGGTACGCCGTCGGATCAGACGGTGGTGGCGGCCATTCAGGATCTGAAGGCGCGCGGGATGGATGTGATCCTGACGCCTTTCATCCTCATGGATGTGCCGGAAGGTAACACGCTTCCTGATCCTTATGGCGGGTCGGCGCAGGGCGCTTATCCGTGGCGTGGGCGGATCACGTGTCATCCGGCGGCAGGGCAGGCGGGGACGGTCGATAAGACGGCAGCGGCTGCGGCGCAGGTTGCGGCGTTTGTCGGAACTGCGGTGCCGGCGCATTTTGCGGTGAGCGGAGCGAGCGTTGTTTATTCAGGTCCGACCGAGTGGTCGCTCAGGCGGATGGTGCTGCATCAAGCTTATCTGGCGAAGGCGGCCGGTGGGGTTTCGGCGTTCGTCATCGGGTCGGAGTTGCGCGGGCTGACGACGATCCGGTCTTCGGCGTCGGATTATCCGTTCGTGGCGGCTCTTGTAGCGTTGGCGGCGGACGTGAAGGCGGTGCTGGGACCGTCGACGAAGGTGACGTATGCGGCGGATTGGTCGGAGTATTTCGGGCATCAGCCGGGCGATGGGACAGGGGACGTTTTCTTCCATCTCGATCCGTTATGGGCGTCGGCTTCAATCGATGCGGTGGCGATCGATTGCTACTGGCCGCTGTCGGATTGGCGCGATGGGGCGGGGCATGCTGATGCGCTGGCCGGGTGGCAGTCGATCCATGATCCTAAGTATCTGCGCGCGAATGTACGCGGGGGCGAGGGTTTCGACTGGTATTACGCCAGTGTGAGCGACCGCAACGCGCAAGTGCGGACGCCGATCACGGATGGGGCGGGCAAGCCGTGGGTGTTTCGCTTCAAGGATATCGCGGCGTGGTGGGCCAACCCGCATTACAACCGGCCGGGTGGGGTTGAGAGTGCGACGGCGACCGCATGGGTGCCGCAGTCGAAGCCGTTCTGGCTGACGGAGATCGGATGTCCGGCGGTTGATAAGGGCGCCAATCAGCCGAACGTGTTCGTCGATCCAAAGAGTTCGGAGAACGCGCTGCCGTATTATTCGCGCGGTACGCGGGACGATCTCATTCAGCGGCGGACGATTGAGGCGATGATCGCGGCGTTCGATCCGGACGATGCGGATTTCGTTGCGTCGGACAATCCGGTGTCGAGTGTCTATGGCGGGCGGATGGTGAGCCTCGATCGCATTCTGCCGTATTGCTGGGATGCGCGGCCGTATCCAGCGTTTCCGACCGCGCTCGATGTGTGGGGCGATGGGGCGAATTGGGTGCTCGGGCATTGGCTCAATGGGCGAATGGCGGCGGGCGCGCTCGATCAGACGTTGCAGGCTTTGCTCAGCGATTATGGGTTTCAGAGGTTCCGCATCGCGGCGATGCCCGGGACGGTGCAGGGGTATGTGGTTGATCGCGTGATGTCGGCGCGGGAGGCCTTGCAGGCGCTGGAACTCGCGTACTTCTTCGACGTGATGGAGAGCGACGGGGAGATCGTGTTCCGTCCGCGTGTGCAGACGGGCGCGGATGCCGAAGTGGCGCTTGCCGATCTCGTCGAAACGAAGCCGGGGAGCGCACTGCTGACGGTGACGCGCGGGCAGGAGACGGATCTGCCGGCGAGCGCGAAGGTGACCTACATCGATGCGGAGCGGGACTATCAGCCGGCGGTGGCGGAGGCGCGGCGGCTGGCGGGCGCGTCGGGGCGCGTGTCGCAGGCGGAACTGCCGGTGGTGATGGATGCACTCTCGGCGCAACCGCTGGCGGAGACGTGGCTGTTCGAGAGCTGGGCTATGCGGGAGCGGTTTGCGATGACGCTGCCGCCGAGCCGGCTGGCGGTGGAGCCCGGCGATGTGCTGAGTGTTTCGAACGGTGCGGCCGTGCGGCGGGTGCGGGTGACCGAGATCGGCGATCATGGGGCGCGCGAGATCGAGGGGCGGGCGTACGACGCAGATGTGTATCTGGGCTCGCCTGCGGCGGCGCGTGAGGCGGTGTCGCCGCCCGAGGTTTACGCGGGTCAGCCGGCGGCGTTCTTTCTCGATTTGCCGCTGTTGCGCGGGGATGAGCCGGTGGAGGCCGGTTACGTCGCGGCCTCGCAGTCGCCGTGGCCGGGGAGTGTGGCGATCTATTCGTCTCCGGAAGCGACGGGGTTTGTGTTGCGCGGGCTTGCCTCGGCGCGGGCGACGATAGGCGTGACGACGACGGAGATGGGACCGGGACCGCTTGGCGTATTCGACTTCGGGACGCGGGTGCGTGTCGATGTCGGCGATGGACAGCTTCTTTCGATCAGTGCGTTGCAGGCTTTGGCAGGCGGTAATCTGGCGGCGGTGCGTACGCCAGAGGGTGAGTGGGAAGTATTTCAGTTTTTGACGGCGACGCTCGTGTCGGCGGGTGTCTATGAATTGAGCGGACTGCTGCGCGGGCAGGGGGGGAGTGAGCATGCGATGCGGGCCCCGTTGGCGGCAGGGGTGCCGTTTGTTCTGCTCGACGACAGCGTTGTGCGATTGCCGCTGACGGCGGCCGAGGTGGGGCTGGCGCTCAATTGGCGCTATGGGCCGGGTGCGCGCGACGTGGGTGACGCGTCCTATGTGGCGCTGACACACGCGTTTCGGGGAGTGGGTGCGCGGCCTTACGCGCCGGTGCATGTGCGAGGCGCGCGGGCCGGTGGTGATCTAACGGTGTCTTGGATTCGGCGGACCCGCAGTGGTGGGGACAATTGGAGCGAGACCGAGGTGCCACTGTCGGAACTCTCCGAACGCTACGAGGTGGATGTACTCGATGGTGCGGTGGTGCGGCGGACGCTCACGAGTACGCTTCCCTCGGTGGTTTATAGCTCGGTGAATCAGACAGCGGATTTTGGCAGCGTGCAAGCTGCGGTGAGTGTGCGCGTTTATCAGTTGAGCGGCACGGGCAGCCGGGGGACGGCGCGCGCGGCGGTCGTGTGAGGGCATACAATGTCGATGCAGGATCAGCCGCCGTGGCTTGCCGCGGCGTGGCGGGAGCTTGGGCAAAAGGAGATCGCGGGCGGCGCGGATAATGCGCGCATCGTCGGCTATTTCCGGGAGGCGGGGCACGCGGCGATCAAGGATGATGAGACGGCGTGGTGCGCGGCGTTTCTGGGCGCCATGCTGGAGCGGACGGGGCGGCGCTCGACGCGCTCGTTGCGCGCTCGCTCATATGTGACGTGGGGCACGGGGATCGAGACACCGCGGTTGGGCGCGGTGGCGGTGCTGACGCGCGGGAGCGATCCGGCGCTGGGGCATGTGGGCTTCGTCGTCGGCGAAACAGATGATGCGATTTATCTGCTCGGCGGAAATCAGAGCAACGCGGTGACGGTGCAGGCCTTCGCGCGGTCGCGGCTGCTGGCATTGCGGTGGCCGAACGAGGTAACGCAAACGGGTGCTCCGCCGGTTGTCCAGTCGGCGGATAGCGATGCGCGGTTCGAGGCGGCGCTCGCACATGTTCTAAAAATGGAAGGCGGGTTCAGCAACGATCCGTACGACCCGGGCGGGCCGACGAACTTCGGCATCACGCTGAGGACGTATGCGACGCACGTGGGGCGGACGCTGGATGGGTCGTCGCGCGCGGGGCTCGTGGCCCAATTGCGCGCCATCGCGCCGGAGACCGTGCGGGCGATTTATCACACGCGGTATTGGTCACCGGCAGGTTGCGCGGACATGCTCCCTGGATTGGACCTGATGCACTTTGATGCGGCTGTCAATCATGGGGTCGGCGGGGCGATCCGATTGATGCAGCGGGCGGTGCATGTCGAAGCGGATGGCGAAATTGGGCCGATCACGCGGCGGGCGATTGGGCGGGCGGACATCGCCGCCGTGATCGCGCGCTACGCCATGCTGCGCGAGGAGCGGTATCGCGCGCTGCCGCACTTCTGGCGGTTCGGACGCGGGTGGCTCAATCGCGTGAAGGCGACAAAGGCTGCGGCCTTGGCGGCGGCTTTGGTGGAGCGACCCAACCTACAGCCTGGTTTCTCTTCCAGCTCTAACAACGGAGATGATCACATGACGACTGAGACCGGAGCACCGGCCACGAAGTGGTGGGGACATTCGCTTACCGTGTGGGGCGCATTCGTGACGGCTGCGGCGGCCATTCTGCCGACGCTCGGGCCGTTGATTGGGATTGACATCACGGGCGATGCTGTCCGGCAGATCGGGAGCGATGTCGGATCAATCGTGCAGGCGATCATGGGCGTGCTCGGCACACTGATGACACTCTACGGCCGCGCGCGAGCGACGTCACCGCTGGTGCGGCGTGAGATGAATGTGCGGCTTTAG